GCTGTTGGCGTGTGCGCAAGGCTGTACCTGCTGGAGATGCTGAACGCCCTGAAGATACTGTCGGAGTGCGGTCAAAGGTTCTGGCGATTAAGCCTTCACCGCCAGTCAAACCACCAAAGGAAGTAATAAAATCAAGACCTTTGTACAACTGGCGTAAGCCGTTGATGGCTTGTGCTGTAGCCATAGTGATGGCGTTAATACCCTGGGCAATATTATCAATAGTCTTGGCTGCATCGCTGGCTTGTGAGCCACCGCCGAGGACTGCGAAGGCATTAACCAACCCCTCACCGATTGACTCCTTGGCTCGCTCTGATGAGACACGCAATACGTCCATTTTGAATGATGTAGTGGTCAGGTAGTCCTGCGCTGCGCCAGCAGACTTAGCCAGCATGATGCCCAAGATATCGTTGAATGATCTAGTTGTAAGTTCTGCTCTAGTTAATCCTGTGTTGTACTTGATGAGTCCACGAGTAATTCCGACATAGCCCTTGCCTAAATCTGAAGTGACTGTGGCTAAATCTATGCCTGATGCTCGGCTTATCTGGATGGCATTGTTAAGAAGCTCTTGAGACTTGGTAAGTGATCCTGTGATGTTAAGTAAAGACTGGAAGGCTGGACGCAGTACGTCATCTGATATTGCTGCGCTCTGCTCAAGCCCAGATATAAAGTCTGCGACCTGTACCTTGGAGAATGAAAGCCCAAGGTTATCTACTGCGCTGGATAGTCTGCGCGCTGCTGCTTCATCTTCTGCAAAGGCTTTAACTGCTGCCTTGCCATAGGCAGCCATAGCAGATGCACCAAGGGTTATACCGAGAGTCTTGCCAAGCTGCTTGACTGTCTTGTCTAATCTAAGGGCTGCATTATCAGCATCCTTAAACGCCTTCTTGCCAACGAACTCTGCTGCTAAATCTATCCGTAAGTCAGCCATTACACCTTCTCCTTAGTCGCATTAAACTTTGCTGCGCTGTTCTCGATGGCTTTAATAACTGCTGCCTTTGCTTTGCCTTGATCCTTCTCGTATGCCCGATACATAGCGCGACCAGTCATCTTCTGCTTATCGCCTACAAGCTGACCGCTAAAGCGTGGAGTAAAGTTACCTTGGATGCCGGACTTGCGACCTGCGGTCTCATAGATAGCACCACCGGCAGACTTGTTAAAGATAGACGCTAAAGCTCTAAAGCCTGAACGATTGGGCTTGCTAGGTGATGACTTGTAACTGATGCCACGCTTAGCGATGGCTGCGTCATACATTGGAAATCTAGCAGTCTTGCGAGGACGCTGTACGAAGCCTGATGGCACTTCTGAATTGCTAGGCATGAAGCCTCTAGCATCCTTGACCAAAGGCTTTAAGAATCCTGCTATCTGCTTTGTTGTCTCTTTGGCTAGGTCGGGCTCAAACTGGCGCAAGGCTTTACGAAGTGCGAGGACGCCTTGTACCTTTGTTGGCATCGCTTCGCTCCTTTGCTAAATCCTTTAGTACCTGTATATGAGCCTTGAAAGCCATCGGAGAAAGTTCCACGATGGTGTTGAACGGAACTCCATACTCGAAACTTAGTCTAGTTGCGAGATAGGTGACGGAGTTCCGATCTACCCTAAAGGGTCAGATTCAAGCACCTCAACACTCTTCAGCGTTGCGATGAAATCTTCACCAAAGGGTTTGACCACTTCACCCGAGCGTCTAATGGCTTCCCAGCAAATCCAATACACAGAACTTTGCATCTGCTTCTCGATGAGGCTTTTGTGAAAGCCTTCCTTGAAGTGTTGCTCATAGGCGTATTCAATAACTGGAGTTATCTCGTACTCTTGAACTGCGCCGTCTGTCCTTGTTACTTTGATTTTAGCCATAGCCCTTGTCTCTTTCTTACGCTGTTGTAATTGCTACTGTACCAGAAACGTTCCAAGTCACAGATTGTGTGCCAAGGTCTCCAACTGCGCCGTTGATATCGGTGAGGTTATTGACTAGGCAAGTCATTGTGTAAAGTGGGTTTGTTGCTGATACTGCTGATGAAGTCTGCTTAGCTGTAACTGTTACGTTTGTGCCGTAAGCAGCTTGTAGTGTCTGCAAGACTTCGCCTGTTGCTGTGTCATTGAGGAAGTCGATAGTAAGTGATGCAGCCTCGAGACCCTTGACGAACTTGTGTCCTGAATCGCCCATCGCTGTTACTTCGAGTTCATCGAAAGTGCGGTTGATTGTTACTGCTGTGACGTGATCAGATAGGTCAACTGAATTGACTGTTAGAACTACGCCATTGTTTAGAAATACTGCCATTTCAGTTATTCCTCATCTTTCTTGGTAGTTGGTTTTGGTGCTGCTTTTACTTCTGGAGTTTGTCCGATTTTCGCAAGAAAAGCGTCTCGCTCCTTTTCCCAGTCGCTCATGACTAGCTCCATTCCGTTAGGGTACTGATTGCGACATCGCAAGCCAGTAAGTCTCCAGTAGGTAGGTTCAGCACTTTAGGGCTGGACACGCTGCCTACGTTGAACACAATGCTTGATGCTTCGAGAAGCTGAAAGAGGCGTACTACATCGTCCTCAATTCCTGCAAGGTTTCCTTGATTGTCCAGTAATGGTACAAGAATAGTGATAGTAAAGTTTGCTAGTGGTGCGATGGCTGTGTAGTCATTATTGCTAGGCACTAGGTAAGGATCAGCAGGGCTGACAATAACGCTGTTAGCGATAGGCGTAGCAGGTGGGAACGAGAACACGCTCCACTTGCTGTTGTCAGTAAGTGCAGCCGCTATCGTGCTGCGAAGGGTGGTTATCGCTGGCATCAGCCCACCATTGAGTTAGGGCTTAGGAATGGTGCTAGTAAGCCACGAACGCGAGCCATGAGCTGATTAGACATGGTGTAAGGGCTTGGTGCGTAGCCGTCAATAGATACGCCTTGACCTGTTGGTGCTTGACGTGCTTGCCAGATAGCCACGCTGATCATGAGGCTTGCTTCCTGAACTGCTGGCTTAGTTGAATAATCTGTATAGGTTGTAGCTGCTACTTGACCATAAGGATAAACAGGGTGATAAGTCTTAACTACGTTTGCTGCGTGAGTAGTTGTAATGTCAATGCTTTTTTCACCAACGCCATTGACTGTCTTTGAGCCGTTAAAAGCCGAACCGCATCCAGTTACTGTGACTGTTTGTCCAACGTAGAAAACATCCTGCACATAGTCATCGAAGTACAAGATACCTGCTGTGCCGTTATTAGAGTGTCCTGATACTGGTAAGACGTTTGTCCATAGAAAAGGCAGCAAGACATCATCAGACGCATCGCAGACTGACTGCAAGACGGCATCAGTATAAAGAGTTCCGATACCTAGTGCGGTACGAAGCTCTGCGACTGTTGTGATGCTCATTGTTATCCTTTCTAAAGACTCAAGGGAGCTGCAAGGGCTCTGGCAGCCCCCTTGAGCGACTTAGTTCAAGCTGATTAGGCTTGGTAGTTGTAGCGGTAAACTCCGCCGCCATCCTTCGCAACGTAAATTGCGAGGTATCCGTAAAGGTTGATTTCAACCTCACCAGATGTAAGAACGTTTACGCGAAGCTGGGTTGTTGGTGACTCCCATGTGTAAACTGATGAAGGTGCGATAAGGAACATTGAATCATCGCCTGTTCCTGTTGTGATGTTGTGATCAACAATGAGGTTTGTGCCAAGTACGTCACCGACAACTGATGTTGGGCGAGCTGAACCTGATGTGTTCATTGGTGAAGCTGCGTTGTAAAGCGCACGACCTGTTGTGTCAGCATAAGACATAATCTGACCCCATTGTGTAGGTGATGCCACGAGTGCAGATGCGTAATCTCCACCTGTGTTGCCGTAAATCTTTGCAGCGTTTACAGAAATGAATGACTGGAGAGCTGCGGCTGATAAAGCGCGTCCATCATCTTGCTTTCCGTTTGCTGTCAAAGCAGCGATAAGAGCAGCGTCTGTTGCCTTCTCGTATGCCTTGCGAAGTTCTGCCATTACGAGTTCCATGAACGCAGGTGATGAGCGGTCAATCAACTCGAATGAGATGCGCTGTAGACCAGAGAACTTGTTGATAGTTACTGTGTCATAAGCAGATGTCATGCCTGTTTCTGATGGTGCTGCACCCTCATTTGTGTCTGCAACTGTTGGTGCAGTATTTGCTGAAGTTGAAGCGTTGGTGTACATGCGAGGTACTGTAAATGAAAGCCCTGAATCAACTAATGCACCACGGGTTGCTGCATTAAATGCTGGGCGACCTGTGAATGTATCTGTGATGAATGTGTTGAGGTGCTGTGGGAGTGTAAGTCCTGTATTGGTTGAGCTGGAATCATCTGCTGCACGGACAACGCGGCGTGCCTCGTCATCTCCAAGTGCTGCCTTGATGTTTGCTTCGAGGTACTGTGCTGATGAAATCGGCGCGGTACGCTCCTTGGTGTAATGTGATGCTGCAACTGTTGGGCGAGCCGCTT